TCTTTCTGAATGCGTATTTACCAAAGACCAGGCAGATGACGGCAAGATAAAACCATATCCTGTAGAACTGGAATATTTGCGTTTAATTGTAATGTTATGGCAACGTGAAAAGCGTTTAGCTGTTCCAAAATCTCGTCGAATGATTATGTCATGGACAATGATTCCCCTGGCTCTATGGGACTGCATATTTCACAAGGGTAAAGAGTGGGCTTTCGTAAGCAAAAAAGAAGACGATTCTAGTGAACTAGTAGCACGCGCAGAATTTATATTTAATAGAATTCCACCCGATAAAATACCGCATGCATTACTTCCCACTATCCAAGGCGGAAAGATGACCAAATCACCGCCTAGACTCATATTTGAATTTGGCAATAAGCAAGATAAAACGCAAAGTGAAAGTAAGATCGAAGGTTACCCAATGGGAGCAAACCAACTTAGACAGTTTGGTTTTTCTGGTATCTTAGGAGACGAAGTAGCGTTTTGGGAAGGTGCCGAGGAATTTTATTCTGGAGCAATCCCCACTTTAGAAAGTGTGCGAAGTGAATCTGGTGGCGGTCGTATGGTGCTAATCAGTTCCAGAGCACCGGGATTTTTCAAGAAAGTAGTTTTTGACCAGATTGATAACAAGGCAACCAATTTTCCAGAAATACCTCCGGCTGAAGTCAAAAGACCCATGCGTGGAGTGGATATTTGGCGTAATCCCAAGAATAAATTCCTTGTTGTAGATTTGCATTACACTGCAGACCCGCTCAAAGCGACTCCTGAATTTCGCGAAGCTATTAAAGCAAATACACCTCACTATAAATTCTTACGCGAGTACGAAAAATCATGGGAAACTTTTGAGGGGATGCCCTGCTATCCGAATTTTAGGGGTGATTTACACTGCGCTAAAGATAAGATTGGTCCACATTTAGGTTTGCCTCTGCTGTGTTCATTAGATTTTGGATTAACTCCGGCATGCGTAGTAGGCCAAATGCAAGGCAACTCACTTAAGATATTCCGCGAATATACAGCCCAGAATGAAGGCATCCGCACATTTATGCCCAAGGTTTTAGCTGACTTGCGGATGCGCTACCCGGAATGGCCCGCCAAAGACCTTATTTTCTTTGTCGATCCGGCAGGCTTCCAACGTGCCCAGACCGATGAACGTACCTGTGTAATGGAAATGTCTGATGCCGGCTGCCTCAACATTGAAGCGGGTCCTGTAGACTGGGAAACTAGGCGCTCAAGCGTAGAGAGCTTTCTCATCTACATAGACAAAGACAGTGCAGGACTCGAGATAGACGAATCAAACTGTCCATTACTAGTCGAAGGCTTTAAAGGTGCTTATCGCTACGCCGACTCCCAGAACGAAATCGAAACTACTAAACCGCGCCCTATTAAGAACATATGGTCGCATCCACACGATGCCCTTCAATACCTATGTTTCGGTGCACGCCAAAAGACAAATCAAATAATTATGCATATACCGACCCCCCAATACAGCTTCTTGAAACAAGATTCTACAACTAGGAGAGACCCACATGGCAGACGACAACCAAGCTGATCTTATTAAGTACATTTTAGCGTGCAAGCTAGAAGCAGAAGACGCGAAACACGATCGTATGCTCTTGAATAAAGATAACTATGCCATGTTTCAGCTTAAACACGACTTCGCCCACAAGGAACCGGGGCAATCTATGGAAGTCCTCCCGAAACAGCGCATGGCAATCGAACAAACTAAGTCATTTTTCCAGCAAGCCATCGCAGACCTTGGCGAATGGTTCGACATTAAGCTTAAAGACTACTCGATCCCTGAGGAAGCGCTTCCGATTAAGCCTTACGAAGCTAAATGCCTTCTTACTTATATGCAAAAGCAAGCAAGCTACTTCTCTCACGTCGGCAACTCACTTCAATCAGGCCTACTAGGCTCGCTTATCATCACTAAAACCACAGGCAAGATGACTCCCAAGCCTAAATTCGTCGTTCGCAACGAAGGCAAGGGCAAATCACACAAGAAAAACGTTGAGAAGGTCGAAGACAAGTCTTGGCAACTTAAGCCCTACGTAGTTAGACAAGAAGACTACTATCCAGATCCTACGGGCAAGTGTCTCTACGAAATTGAAGAGATGTGGTGCGACCTTCATGAAGTAATTGCACTTTCTAAAGGTGACGACGCTATCTATGATTCTGAATTAGTCAGCCAACTATCTACGGGCATGCAAGAAGACGGCTTACATCAGTCAGAAAAAGCCCTTGAGACCGGACAAAATACAACTAACTCTACGCCGCGCCCAAAAGTTAAATTACTTGAGTTTTGGGGAGACGTAGTAAGCCATGAAGGCGAGTTATTACATGAAAACGTAGTAATGACTCTAGCTAACGACAAATGGCTAATCAGAGGCGCAACTCCTAATCCATTATGGCATCAAGCATCTCCATTCACCGCAGCTCCAATCTTAGAAGTAGTAAATAGCGTATGGGGAATTGCCCTAGCTGATGCGGGCACAAAACTCAATCGAGTCATCATCGAACTTAATAACTTGATATTGGATGCGGCATTTAAAAAGGTGCACGCTATATCTCAGATCAGAGTTAATGACTTGGTCGACGTTTCTCAAGTTTCCAACGGAATTAAATCTGGCACTAAGCTGTTAGTTAAGTCCACCCTCCCACATGGTGGCAAAGTTATGGAAGCGGTCGAGGAGGCCGACGTTCCTGCAGACGCAATCAACGTACTTAATATATATCAGCAAGAATTCAACGCTGCGATGCTGACTAATGATCTCCGTCAAGGAGTTATGCCATTTAGAGCGGTCAAAGCAACTGAAGTAGTTGAAGCAAGCCAAACCATTACGTCTGTATTTCAAGGCATAGCTAAAAACATCGAAGCGAAATTCATCGAGCCCGAAATTGAACTCCAGTGGATGACTATCGCGCAGAACTGGGACTTAATTTCCAAAGACATATTTGTTTCGTTGTTTGGAATGCAGCGCGGCACCGAGCTATCACAGATGGACCCACAAGACGTATTCGTCGCCACAGTCAATGGCTACAAATTCCAAGTCTACGGCATAAGTCAGACACTCTCCAAACAGCAAGACTTCAGAAAGCTCACTACATTACTTCAAACCATAGGCGCAAGCGATGTACTCATCGAAGAGTTCATCAAGAAGTTCGATTTCGGTAAACTTCTAGGCGAAATCATGACAGCATTGAACATAGACAAAAACAAAATCGCAATTCCCCAACAAGATGGATACAGCCAAGGAGGGCAGCCTGCACAAGCGGGTGGCTCAGGGATGGGTCTTAATCAAGACATGTCTCAAGTTCCCGCTCCCGCCAACTCACCGATGGCCGACATATTCGGTAGCCAAGGAATTCCCAGCACGCAATTTCCCCGTAACGTACAAGGGGCGCAGCAGTGAATCCCGACAAGCTAAATCAATATCGCGTATTTCATCTAGCAGCGGACGCAATACTCCCGCTTATTGATGACATGCACACTCAAGCATACGAAAAGATGGTCTCTAAGTTTCGCAACGGGCAGCACGAATTAATTCCAGATATTGCACGCCTCGAAGCCCTTTATAGTCTTAAAGAAGAAATAATTACTAAAGCTAAACAATACGAAATGTACGCATCTAAAGGAGAATAATCATGGAAGTAAATGGACAAGAATCAAATCCACAGAGTGAAACGCTTAAACAATTGCAAGCAATGCGAAACGGTGAAACGCTACCCGAGAGTGAAGCTCCGGAAGCAGAGGCGGTACCCGAACAACGAGCCTTAAGTGAAAGTGAAAGTGAAATTGCGGATGCGCCTGCGAGCGAAGCCATTGTAGTTGATGGGCAGCAATTCGCCAGTGAGAAAGAAGCCTATACTTATGTCCAAAAGAAGTTAGCGGATGCAGAGACCGAAAAGTTATTGCTGCAAGCTAGACAAGAAGGCTTAGAATCCGCACTTCAATATCAGCAAGCTCCGCAAAGTGTTACACCCGCAGTCCCAATAGTCGTGGAGGATGACAGCGACCAGTTCTACGCCGACCCACAAGGCTACTTAAAGCGTAAAACCCAAGACTTAGAATCACAAATCGAACAGCGAATCACCGCAAAGATGCAGCAACAACAACAAGACGCTAATCTCTGGACAGAATTCTTCACTACGCATCCTGACTTAGCTGACTCAAAAAAGATTTGCGAATTAGCCCTTAATGAAAACATCGAGACGATTAAAGTTCTAGCTATCAAAGACCGAAAGCGAGCCATGGACTATCTCGCGACTAAAACCCGCGAAGTATTCCAAGGCTACAACGAAAGACTAAAGCCTCGTCAAACATTAACCAATACTAAGGCAGGGCCAAGTGTTGGAAATATTGGTGGCGGTGTAACACCAGCACTCAAAAATAATGCTGAGGAATCTATTGACTTCGTTAGCCAAATGCTTAGCTTAAGAAGGTAGATAGGCATAACAGTGGGCTGCTGCTTCTGGTAGTTGGCCCTCAAATTTAAAACGAACAAGGGAGAACAACTATGTCACAACACGGATGGGCAGCAAGTGCACCGAGTGGCGTATATAAAAACCACAAAATCAGTTCTAAGATTAGAATGGCCGCCATCGCAGAAGCGAAGATGGTTCAATTTACTAAACCTGAACCTGGCTACGGCAAGAAGATGGGCGAAAGCATTACCATCACTCGCGTATCCAACGTATCAGTGCCTACTAGTGACGTACTAGTTGAAAACGTTCGCATTCCAGAAGATTCATTTAGCTTAAGCACTCAAGCAATCAGCGTAAGTGAACGCGGTCGCGCGATTCCATACAGTTCATTAGCTATAGATCTTTCACATTTTGATCTTGCTAATGCAATTCAAGCCAAGCTTCGTGACCAATTATCACTTAGCATGGACAAAGCAGCCGCTGCAGCTTTCAAAGTCGGCCAAGTAAAAGCAATTCCTACAGGAGTTGCCGCAACTACATTCGACACTGATGGAACTGCATCAAGCGCAGCCGTTTCCAATCTTAACATGTACCATATCGAACAAATCCGCGACTATATGTTCGGAACTTTAAACATCCGTCCATACAGCGGTGACGACTACGTTGCACTTATTTCGTATAAGGCAAAACGCGGTATCATGAACGATCCTAACTGGAAAGACTGGCAGAAATATACGGATCCATCCAAGAAATATAATGGAGAAGTTGGTCGCATCGAAAACATTCGCTTCGTAGAAGTGAACAATACTGATGCACTCTCTGCAACTAAAGGTTCAGGCTCTGTTCTTGGCGAATGCGTATTCTTCGGCGAAGATCCAATAGTCATGGCAGTAGTTGAAGATCCAGAATTGCGCGCTAAAGAATCTGAAGATTATGGACGCTCTAAAGGTGTCGCATGGTACGGAATCTACGGCTTCGGTCAAGTCTGGTCTGATAGTGCAAACGCTGGCGAAGCGAGAGTTGTCCACGT